GAACTACTTAGTGCATATTTTCCTAACTCACCATAATAAAAAGAATCATCATACATCTTTGATAGCAACTTTTCTTTATCCCATACAGATCCGTTTAATAATTCTATCTTATTTACCCTTTCTATACTCTTAGTGTATATAGATCTCATGTCTGCAACTGGTACAAAACAAGTATCAGGTCCTTTCATTGATGGCACTAGGTTTAATCTTAATGCTTCTAATTCGCTTTGACTAGTAAAATCATATCCATTGTCATCTATTATTATCTTTACTCCACCAGATTCTAAAGCCCAATTAACAAAATGGATCTTAGGTGTTTTAAAAGTTATATGTTTCCAGTTTGGTTGTTTTAATACTGTTATCATTATTTGTTTTTTACAAATGTACCATTTTCCATTTTACCCTTACGGTCTTTTATTTGACTATATGCTTGTTCTATACAACCTTCTATACTTAAATTACACAAAGCAGCTAAGTTAGTTAATACAACAACACAATCACCTATTGCATCTTCAATCTCTAATCTATCTTTTTTAAGTATTCCTTGTGATAATTCACCAACCTCTTCTAAAAGTTTTAAGTATTGTGTCTTAGGATCACCTTTTTCAAGTATACCCTTTTCTCGTGCCCATTCTCTAATTGGTTCAAACTCATTGTTTAACATCATTTTTTCTTGTTTAAAAAGTTATTATATAAATGTAAGTTGTGTGCAAAATGATAATACTCTCCAATATCAATACGTAATCTTAAAGCTACTAACTCTTGTAACTTACTAAAACAATATTGATCATTGCAAAATCCATACCATAAATCATTAGACCTCATTAGTACAGCCATATTTAATCTGTTTTCATATACTGTAAATTGTACAGCATAAGTACATGGAGTGTCTTTACTATAAGTGTTTATCTCTTTACCATCATATATAGATATTGCAGCGTGTCTAGTATTACTATTATTCTTTAGTATATTTACCACATTATCTAATTGTTTGTTTCGTTGCCATTGCCATCCATAGTTTGACCTAACATTACCATCTTCATCCATCATCATTTTCCATATTGGAGCATGTATAGATATTTCTTTAGCATTGGGATCACCTGACAAATACCAATCCCATTCCCTTTCAGCATATTTATTAGACCATTTCCTAAAATTAGTATCTATCTTATGATCTAAAGGATTTAATATAGTAAAACCTTGATTAAATAAAGCTTTAGTGTTATCAAAATCATTACCTTGTTCAGATATTAAATCATAATAACTTTCAAAAGCCTCTTGTGCATTATTAAATGTCATGTATATTTTATTTAAAATCTCTTAAATCGTTCCAATCTCTATACGAATGTATTAAATTTTTTTTAATTGTAGGTTGTTTTGCATTGCCAGCTACATTAAAAAACCAATCACCGTGATCACCATATCTATTCATGTAGTCCCAACCTTTAGAATCGTAAGAGTCTTCACAATTAAATTTAGTAGGTATCAATTCCGATCTACTGTTAAAGGGTTTATGATAAGAATAAAAATCAGCAATACCTAATTCACCTTGTTGTATGTTTCTAGCAACAGCAACTGCCTTAAACTTTGTATTAGGTAAAGCAATCTGAAGTGATCTAGTAAGTACTCCAGTTGATATAACAGACCACATGATTTTTGGTTTAACCTTATCTTTAAAGTAGTCATATATACATCTAACACCTCCGGCTATAACCATAGGATGATTTAAACCCAATGGTACAAAACAATATCCATTAGCTACAGCATATTTTTTTGCCAATATATTAGCATTAGGCATTGCAGCTATTCTAGCAAAAATAGGTTTAGCACCTAACTCAATACACAAAGCTTGATGATCACTTACTTCTTTTGATGCAGGCATTACTAATATTAAATCAAGATTGTATTTCTTACATAACCATGATAAAGATATTCCAGCAAATCCTCTTCTTGGTTGTACGTATACTATCTTCTTAACTCCTTGACTAACAAGTTGTTGTATAAAGTACTCACCACTTCTAGCTTTATATCCAACCTCGCAAGATACTGATTCATCTATCACATTAAAACCATCTATTTGTTTTACATTAAAATCACCAAAAGATGACTTAAATTTTTTAGTCTGTTCTAAATAATCATCAAGACTATAATCTTTTAAATCATTATTAACTTGTGTACTCTGTTTGTTCAAGAACATTATTAAAATATTTAATATTATTATTTTTTCTTATATGATGATCACTTTGAAAATTATTTATATATCTAATAAAATCACAAGCAACATCTTCCATATCATAAGGCTTAGAATAATTTCCAGTTGTTTGACATAGATAACGTAAAGCTTCATTTTTTTTCATCTTAGGTAATATCATCTTTAAACATTTAGATGCGTTAGAGCCTACATATACATCACTATCTTGGTCTACAAGATCAGGATAATACTCAGCTAAATCCATTGCAAAAGCAGTTAAAACAAAATTTTGTCTCTTAAAACCTCTTGATCTTAACCAATGATTTCCTAAATCAACTACCATAGTTATAGAATAGCCACCTTGTTGTACTTCATTCATTATCTCATCAACTAAATTTAAAGAGTCTTCTACTATAAAATTCTTTAATCCTTTTTTTATCATAGGTAATAAATAACCTTTTACATCGCAAAAACCTTTATCAGGTATATTATTTACCCAATCAACAATATCATACCTTTTTAATACTAATTCTTGTACTATCCAAAAATTACCAAAACCATGGCTTCCGTAAGGTATTATGTCTTTTGGTTTATAATTAATACCAGATCCACATAATCTAAATAAATAAGATAAATAAATGAAATTATCTGTATCTATCTTATGATCTTTAAAATATTTACCGTTACCTTTTGGATCATCTTTGCCTTTTATTATAGCTTCTAATAAACTACTAAAAGCAGCATATCTTCTATTAACAACATCATATATTGGTACATGCCATATTAAATCATCATTAATATCTTGCCTAGTCCACTTATAACCTTGATACAATCTTTGTTGATTCATCTTAGCTTTATAGTAATAATCTTTAAATTGATCTAACATAATTGATTTATATATTTATAAGACTTTGGCCTTAAGTGAACCGATTGCCTTGATTCCATATCATCAAAAGATAATCCATCATCATAATTAAAATCCCATTCTATTAAATTGTAACCATAATGATTACATCCTCTTTTTAAGAGTCTATTAAATTCTTTAACATAACTAGTCCTATCTTCTTTAGATCCAAAGAAAGCTTTGTCTTTATATAACCCTGTGCCAGGTAATTTTCTAGATTCATCTTCTATAGGTAACAAAGAAACCAAAGTAATATTATCTATATTTAAATCTTTTAATTGTTTAAATAACTCTCTAATTAAATCAACAACAGTATCTCTTCCTTTAAATCTATGTATGTGAAATCTTATATCTATGTTACCAGCATAAAAAATTAAGTCATTAATATTATCTGTTATATACTTTTTTAATCCTATTTTTAAAAAACCATTTAAAGTTTTACCATCATTTCTATCTATAGTGTATCCTGGTTTAAAGACGGATACGGAATGGCTATCACCTAATATTAATTTATCTGATAAATCTTTTAAATTAATAATCTCAGGTATTTTATTACAAGATAATCCTGATAATTCTTTTCGTTTATTACATACTACGTTATAATCTATCATTTCATTAATACAATAAACTTTACCTTTATATTTATTTAACTTGTTTAATTTAATATAAAAAGAATCTTGTACACCTCCAAAGAAATTAAATACACCTTCCTTATAGTTTATACCTTCAGACAATATTAATTCATCGTACTTATCCCAATCATCTTTGTCAGTTAATATATCAGCATCTAACATATTTTTAATTAGTAAAGTCCAACCTCCGTTGTGACTATTAAGACTCTTGACCGGGTTACTAACTAAACCAACTATAGCTCTATTTACCATCCTCGTGGTTGTTTAATGCAGCTAAATAAGCAATAGCGTCAAGTAAATTATCTTCTTTGTGATTATATGATTCCCTTGATAATTTTAAAGCTACCATACACATATACATATCCTTAGCAGTAATATTTTTTCCTGTACATGATGAAGCGATTTTAGCTGCTCTTTCCATACCAGATGAAAAAGGTCCATACATTCTTTCTTTTTCTTCTGTACGATTGTTTATTATATCATTTGCTTTCTCTAATATATTCATAGTTCTATGTTATCTAATATTTGAATTAATTCTTCTAATTGTTGTTTGTTAATGTCGCCGGTGCTATAGTAATGTATTTGTTTTGCTTTACCTAAAGCCTGACCAATCTTAAATGCGTTTTGTGTACGTTTTTCTATGTCCATTGTTCTTTGTTTAAAAAGGGG